TTAAATTACAGTTGTTGAATGACATAAGTTCAACCCTTAAACGCGTAGAGGAGCTACTAGATGGCAGATCAAAATGACTTGACCACTAATGTAGCCCTCTACGAAGGACAGTGAGTCTGCTACCAAGTATCAGATGAAAACATACTTTGACGCTATTGGACTAACTCTCAATACCACAACTGATGATATATTGTTCAGCGTAACAGGAACAGGGACGCTTGACTTCGTTGCTATTACAGGGTCAAACGCTAACTTTGAGATAACCATTGAAGTTGATGGTGTTGAGCGTATCAGGATCTCAATGGCAGAACTAGCATCAATAGGGCTTGGCAATGCAACCAATGTTCCTTTCTGGGCTGAGACGGCTAACAAGAACTTCCGATACAGTCCAAACATCCCTGTCGGTTACACAACTGGGTTTAGGATCATGGCAATATCAACTGGCACACCGTTGGCAACTGTTAAGCACATGACGTTGTATAGAGAGAGGGTGACTTAATGAGCGTTCTATCAGAGAAAACATTTGATGATCTGGAGATAAGGGACACGAATGGCCACAACGGTGCTACGGTCTTTAATGGCTCGTTCGTTGTTAAGACAATCATCATTGAGAACGAACTGAATCAAGCTGTTACGTTTCAATGCCAAGCTTCTATGCACGACGACTTCTCTAACAGCTTTGATGTTGGGTCAGAGTGGTCTGTGACTGCATCAACAAACTCTTATCAAACCTGTGATAGTTATTTCCCTTACTGGAGACTTGTAGCTACATGCTCCTCGTCTCCTTCTTCCGGGGACGTGACTGTTTACGTACTGGGAGTACAAACATAATGGGAACATTAGACCAACCAGATGGAAGTGTCGTTCTAAGGTATTCAAAAGTCTTAGACATAGACGGGATGACAAGACCGCAGGTTAAAACAGCACTTGATGAGTTCTTAAATAAAGGATGGGTTCTTGTATCTATTTACGTTGAAGGTGGAGTGGCTAGGGCTGTTCTTGTGCGCACTGTTGATGCTTAGCGGGTGCATTGTAGAAGTTCCGGCGCAGAAACAGTTTGATTGCGGTCTATACGATGGGGATAACTGGCACTGCCTCTCTCGCACTACCGACAAGTGTATTAAAAATACTTACGTTGAACTAGAAGAGTGTGAAGGGATAAAATGACAATCGCAGAATACACAGCTATGGGAGTCCTAATCGTTGCGGTCATAGGGTTGGCTTGGAGAGTGAGCCACGTGTTGAATCAGAAGGTCTCTTATCAGAGTTTGGATAGGTGTAGAAAAGAAGTCACTGATACGTTCGTATCAAGCGATGTGTGTACGGTACTGCACAATAATATGAAGGAAGACATAACCGAGATCAAAGCTGACGTCAAGTCATTGCTGAGGAAAGCCAACGGTCTTGCATGAGCGAGCATAACCTGAAGATAGACGTTCAAAAGGTAGCTGATGCGTTCATGACTATACGCTCAGCAATGGATATACTGGAAGAAGAGTTCCAGAAAGCTTTAATAAAGGAATCTACTAATGGGAATAACGTGGACTAAAGAGTGGCAGGCGGCTGATGACGGCACTATAGTGAGCGGACTGGACTTGAAGAACATTCAGGACGACATCACATCTGGGTCTACAGGAGACGCTACCTCTATATGGAGCGTTGACATTGATGCGCCTACAGCCGGTGATGATGGCAAGGTGTTTTACTATGACCATGGGCTAGCCGCCTTTGGATATTTAGATGTAACTGCGATCATTCCTACAGGAGTTATCCTGATGTGGTCTGGAGCAATTTCTGCGATACCTAGTGGGTGGACGTTGTGCGATGGCACGAGCGGTACCCCGAACTTAACGGATCGCTTTGTAATACACGCTGACTCAGATGGTGGAGGAACCAACGACGTCGGCGACTCAGGGGGGTCCCGTACTATTAGCATAGCGCAGTTACCACATCACACTCACACATACGACCAGCCTAGAAAAGAAGATGGTGGTGGAAGCGGGGAGCAAGAAGTTCAGGAGTTTAACGCTGGGACAGCCACAAGTTCAGTTGGTAGCGGAGCAGACTTCTTACCTAAATACTACGCATTAGCGTACATCATGAAAACCTAAGGAGGAATACATGTTCAAAGGAATGAAGACATACATTGTAGTAATTGTTGGAGTACTGGTTAATGGCGCGTTCGCTATGGGATATATCCCAGAGGCGTCCGTTGGATTAGTAAACACAATTCTTGGATTCCTTGGGCTCGCAGCACTGAGAGCTGGAGTGTCTAAGTAATGCCCGGCCCGACGGGTCCTATAGCCCAGGCGATCGCAGAGGGCTTCAAGCTATTGAACACCCTTCAGCAGACTTCGCGTGTTCGTAGGATGCGGAAGGCCGTTGACGCAGCAGAGAAGTACATACAGGTCAATCAGGGAGACTCCCCATTTGACCATATTAAACCAGAGAATAGGAAGGACAAGCTTAGGTATTACGCTAAGCGGTTCTTCAAATATAATAACTAGGAGGGTTATGCCAGAAACAACCTTACAACTAATCGCTTTTCTTAAGTTAATCGTCGTCGCTGTCTGTGGTCTTCTCTATGGGCTTGGTGGAATGAGTGGGAAGTGGAAGCGACGGTATGTCATGCCGGTAGTACTTGGCTTGGCGATAACGGGGTTTACTTTATGGACGGATACCTTCAATGCTTGGTCCTTGCTCTGTGTGCCGCTGTTATTTGGGGCCTTGAGTATCGGATACGGAGGCACGGGCACCGCGACCAAGATTAGGAAACGAGCAATAGCAGGTGCGGCTTCGGCGTGCTGCTTCATACCACTCTTTGTGGTGAACGGCGCACTTACCCTGTTGTTTTTACATATAGGAGTATGTGTAGCAACCAGCATCGTAGCTGGTGTCTGGAATCAAACATCATCAGCAAGAACAGAAGAAACATTACTTGGGGCTATGTATGTTCTCATACCCCTGCTAACCATATAAGGAGAAACAATGGGTAACCTAGCCAATACAATTCCATTCACGGAATTATGGGAACGTCTTCTGACGATGGGACGGATCGACTCGCCAAACAACGAGGACTATGCTAAAGGCATTGTCAACGATGTCTACGTTAGGACGCTCCCGCGTATCATGGACTGGACTCCCATAGTTAAAGAAGGACTATTCACAACAGCATCGTATTACAACACTGGCCTGGCTACGGTAACCGCCGGCAGCACATCTGTCACAGGCATAACCACGGTCTGGACCTCCGCGATGACTGCTGTCGACGGTTACAAGATCAAGTTCGCTGGCAATGACAACGTCTACACGTTCACCTACGTAGGGGCAACGTCAGCAACTATCAGTCCAGGGCTGGCAGGAACAGCTGACCTAACGTCGGCATCCTACAGTATATTCAGAGATGAGTACCAGCTAGCTTCCGACTTTGACAGGCTGTTGAAGAACGGCTCGGTATACTACTACTCAGGTGGTAGGGTATCGCAGACGATAGAAGAAGTACCGCGGGACGAGTTCCGAAGAGATTTTCTCCCAGAAGCCACAGACCCCCTGCGGCGTGTTATGTTGATAGGCACGCATAGCACTACTGGTAACCGACTCATACGGGTGAATCCTCCGCCGAAGGTGACGAAGGTTTACCCGTATGAGTATATTCAAAAGATAACACCTATGGTTGACTACAGCACTGGCACGGTGACAGCGACCAACGCTAGCACAACCATCACTGGTGACGGCACATCATGGACAGCCAGTATGGTAGGGCAGTATTTCAGAGTTGATGTGAACGGCACAGGAGACAGCTCGAAGTGGTATCAGATCAGCGCCTTCGTAAGCACCACGGAAGTGACCCTGGACACAGCCTTCGAGGAAGCAACAGAGGGTCTGCTAGATTACACTATCTCTGCAGCACCGGTGTCCTTCCCGTCGGAGTTCCACGAGTTCATTCTCTATGAGGGGCTTATGAGGGGCTTACTCTAGTAATGGGAGAGCAGACAGACCCAGCTACGACTAACGCCCAGTCTCAGAAACAGATGATACTCTCTGACTTAAAGAAGAATTACAAATCCAGAAACACTAACGTGCAGTTCTCTGCACACGACGACGGATATAGATCATGGCAATAGGACGCAAACTAGAAGCTCTTAACATTGACGAGTACTCAGGAGGTTGTAACTACGACCGCGACCTGACGTCTCTCAAGGAGACCGAGTCTCCTAATGCGCTGAATGTTATATTTGATGACACAGTAGTTAGGAAGCGTAAGGGGTACAAGGAGATTGCAGACTCGACGCTCGGAGAGCCGGGCTACTGCCTGCTGGACTACGGTGTAGCTGGTGTAGGGCGTAGGTTGGTAAGCCACATAGGCGACATCGTTTACAGGATGTCTAACCTCGACGGGGTGCTTACCTCTATACGTACAGCCACTCCGCAGACCATATCATATATGTCGGAGGTCAAGCAGCTGCTTATCCACACCTTCTCTAATTACTCAGCACCGTACTACTGGAACGGTACTGACGTTACGATGGCGCTGCTTTCAGCATCAGCTCCAGGATTCAAGCATACTATTGAAGCACAGGGGTATCTGCTCGGTGGGAACGCCAGCGGATTACCTCTCCGTATATACTACGAGGACATCAACACGATGGTCGGTGGTACATACGCAAGTTACTTTACTCTGACAGGTGAGAGAGACGATGAGATCACAGGATACTTCGTCATCAATGGTAGGACGTACGCGTCAACCAAGTCAGGCATCTTCCGACTCAGCTTCATTGGAGGCGTGGCAGTGTGGGAGTACAAGCAGGTTGTCTCCGAGGTTGGGGTCATACCTCGGACAGCTAAGACGGTTATATCTAATGAGTACGGACAAGTGGTTATCTTCCTTGGCTACGACCTGAATGTATACCTGTTCGACGGTTCGTTTATCAGAGTTATCTCAGACAAATATCGCATTGCAAACAATGATACTCCCATCGCTCCTAGCTACGTAGAGTGGAATAAGCTGGACAACTCCAACGCAACCTATGACCCCGTGTCGCAAGTCTACAGTGTGTACGTTACAGCGAGAGGAGACGCAACTAATTACTTCTCCTTCAATGTCGACATAAAAGACCTTGCATACTACCCCTTCGATAACATGACCTTCCACTCTACGACCGTTGCAGAAGACCGGATAGGTAGAAAGTTCAGGGTAGGGGCTGACTACAACGGCAAGATACACAAGATGTTTGCTAATTACAACAACGACAACGGCAGGGTTATCGTGGAGAACTATGAGAGCCCACCTCTAATGCAGAAGCCCGCACAGCGTAGTAAGACCAGTCACATAGACCTTTACTTCAAGCCAGTGGCGCACTACGAAATTGACATGGATGACCGTACTGACTATGACAAGACGTGGAAGCCCCGTACGCAGATTAAGATGTACAGCGGACGAGATCGCTTCTTAGGTCTCAACACATACCTAGGGACTACAGCTGTGCTAGGCAGTGAGGTAGAGATAGCAGCGGTCAGGCCTAACATACCTGTGACTAGCAACGCATACAGATTTAGGATTCACACAGGGTACGTTTCAACAGATGGTACTACCGTTCAGTACTGGACTGGCACAGTGGCGGGCACAGGAGCGACTACCTCTATAACTGGTACAGATACAGCATGGACATCGGACATGACGGCAGCTAATGGGTGGAAGATAAACATCAGCGACGGAGACCACGCTAACACAACGTATGACTTTGACTACGTGTCTGCTACGAGTGCAACGGTAAGCACTATGGAAGCAGGGGACTTTACAGGTACCAC